GAACAAGTTCCAATCAATGGATCAAGGGATAATTTAAAGGAATCTATTGAAGAAATGCTTGATTTATGCGTTTATTTGGCTGCTGTTTCCTTAGAATTGCACGAAAAATACCTGAATGATAAATAAGGTGTCTAATCAACGAAATACGGCACTTTTATCTTCTATTTAATAGTTATCACTAAAAGATTATATTGTAAGGAATTAGAGGTATTTTCGAGAGAAAAATTTCTTATAATTGCTCTTCAATGTTGACTTCAACCCTGTAAACATTATAAGCCGTTTCGGTAACTGGTAATTTGTTATTTACAAAGCGAACTGCATACCAAACGTCACCATCTTCACTATATTGAAAAGAAGTTTTTTGTCCTTTGGCATAATCGTGCAAAGCAACCAATCTATTTTTATTAGATTCGCTTATATTTTCATATACAAGTTTTCTTTGCCTTCTTGATGATTCGTGATTAGAAAAAGAATAAGTTTGTCCACCTAAAGATTTTTTAACAAAAACTCCATCATAAGTTTTTGAAACTTCGGTTCCTATATTTGGATTTTGTGTTGGTGTATATATATAACTATCATCTCTGTAAACAATCGTATTATCTGTATGAGTTGCAGCAGTTGTTTCATTAACGCCACGAATAACTGTAAGCGTATTACCAGAAATATTAGTAATAGTCATTTCTTCACTATCCACTTTTATATTTTGATTGTTTTCAAAATCTCCACCCTGATCTACTACAATAGAAGTAGCACTTGTAGATGTAATTGCACCATTTAATAAAGATGTACTATCACTATCTGGTGTTGTATCTATTCTGAATCTGACTCGTGCTAATGCCATAATTAAATTTACCTATTTTTATATTTCTCTCAAAGATACTTTTAAACTTCCTGGACTTCTTGTCAAAGATGTCACAATAAATTTCTTTCCATTGAAAGATTGTCCGAATGGTTCAATCGTCATATTGGTATGATCGAAAGCACAAATATCTCCAACCTCCATTAAGTAGAAGTAAGAAGAACCTCCACTACTGCCTGGATTAATAATATCTGTTTCAACTAAAAGTTTTGGATTTCCTTCGATTGCATTATAATAATTAGCAAAACCATCATTTTTACTTCCTGCACCCATATTGGTACTTGCAATGGTTTTCCCTTCTGAACTATTAACAATATTTCCATTTAATATTTCTAATTCATCGGTAGCAGTATTTTCTTCTGACTGAACATTATAATCACCTCTAGGATCATTGGTAGTATCCGTGCATTCTACCTCAAATAATAACTCATCATTAATAGAATTACGTTGATGTTTAATAATTCTTTTTGTAATCAAACTATCAAATGGAGTTAAAGATATTTTTGTATTAGTAATATCATCTTTTGATATGGTATGATTAGTAATTGGAGTATCTACTAAATAAATATATTGAGGAGAACCATCGTTAGCTTTAAATCTAAAAATAAATCCACCTTCTCGTTGACATTGTTCTAATAGTTTTTCTAATTCTATTTCTTCGTTTAAGTAATAGAATATTGTCCAACCACTTCTTGCTGAGTCTAAAGCTGTAAAGTTTTCTGGTGCTGTTGTAATACCTGCAAATCTATAAATTAAATCTCTGTGCATTTGAACAATATTGGTAACTGAATTTCCTGCACTCCAAGATTTATCTAATCCATTTGTGCCAGTATATAATTTTTTAATAGAAGTAACTGCACTTGAATTAGCAAGATTTTCTGTATCAGTTATTTTGGTAGTTATCTCTAAATAAAAATCATACACCTCAAAAGTTAAGCTACCAGGAGATGCACTTGTATCTGCTGGAACAGAACCAAATGCTTCAAAAATAATATCAAGATTATCTGGTATTTGTCCATTTGCAGAAGAAAAAGTTCCAGTACTTAATAAATCAATAGCAGATTCATAAGCAGCAGTTCTATTGCTACTTTCAGAAGTGATTACAACTGTATTTGTAGAACCTCCATAAGTAGGAGCAACTTTCAATCTACCAAGTAAAGTCATACCAGGAGTTTCACTATAACTAGTAATACCCCATTTAACAAATAATTTACATTCTTGTATTTCGTGTTCTTCTTTTACAATATCATTAATTGAAAATGTATATGTTTCCGTGTCACTTAATCCTTCACTAACTGGAGCATCTAATACGTCCATAGTAACTGCCCAACTTGAATAAGTTGAAGCGTTATTATCATAAAAGTTTCCAGAACTAACTGGTAATCCAATAGTATAAGTAGGAGTTATATCTTGTATTGGACGAAGAAGATATGCTCTTTCTAAATCTAATAATGTTTGTAAAATATTTTTATTAGAATCTATTGTCGCTTCATAATCGTTTGTTGAAGAATCTCGCACATCATTTAACGGAACAAACAATGGAAATCCAGTAGAACTAAAAGAATCTTTTATAGGATAATGTAATTTTCCATCTGTAACAGCTTGATGTGCTAAACAATTATATTTACCATTATTTAATGTATCTACTAAAAGTGGAAAACATTTTGCTGGACTATATTGAACATAAGCAGGACTAGAAACAGTAGAAGTTATTGCTGTTCCATCTCCATAAATGATAGGGAAAAAATTACCAGCTTGACTTGTATATCTTGGAATTTTTAAATAGTCGATTGGAGTTTTTGCTGCAATCTCTATGGTTACTGTATCTTGATTAGTTAAGCTAACTGATTTTAATCTTCCAGAATATATTTGTAAAGTATAACCACCAACACGAGATAGAATAACAACATCGTGATTAATATATCTTCTTGTTCCACCATATATTTCTTCTGCTAATGTAGCACTATGATTTGATAATGTTGCATTGACACAATTTATAGAAATATTACCATTTTTTGAGGTAGATTGAACTAAATCAATGTTCTCTCTAATTGATGGATTGTTTGAAATCAGAGAATCATATCCACTTACTTCTGCCGTAGATAATCTTATATATTGAGTAGAAACAGAACCATCAGTATAAGTATTATTTCTTAATTCAAATAACCATTGTTCAGAAATTCCAGTATTAGTAGAATATGTATTTAATACATTATTATAATCGGGATTTCCAGCTAAAGGCATTACGCAAGATTTCTTCTAATTGAGTTTTCTATTTCTGGTAAAAGATTATCTCTTACAAATTCTTGTGTTCCGATAACATTACCCATAATATTGACGGTAATTCCATTACCACCACCTGCGTCACCAAAGTCAGGAGAAGAAATAGGAGTAATATCTACTCGTTCTCTACCACCTGCATTATCTCCAACCATAATCATTTGTTGTCCATTAGTAATGAATGATCCACCTCGTGCAAATGCTGGAGGTTGTTGTGCTGCAATTAATCCTATTTGAGCAGCAGAAGTAGCTTTTGTTAATCCTGATATAACTCCTAATCCTTTAGCAGCAGCAGCAGCTCTAGCAGAACCTATTGGATTTGTTTGTGCAAGAAGAAGAGCAAGAGATTCTAATTCAGCTCTCATTAATTGTATCTTAGCTATTGTTTTTATTGTAGAAGTAATAACCTGCCCTATTTCAACAGCTTGTTGGATTCTAAAAATAATTTTTTGTTGTTCTCTAAATTTCTTTAGAGCATCTTTTTCCATAGTTTCTCTTTTTTCAGAACTTGCATTTCTATACGCATCTGTATCTCTTAATGCTTGTAATTCAGCATTTTTACGTTGATTTAAATTTTGTTGAGCAAGAGATAATAGCTTCTGGAAATGTTGAGAAAATAATTCTTCTCTTGTTTGTAAAAGCATTGTTTCACCTTCAAGAATAAGTTTTTGTTGTGCTTGAGTTAATTCTACATATCCTGAATAAGCATCTATTAATGCTTGTGGATTATTTATAAAAGATGCACTAAAATCTTCTGCTGCTTCCATTCTTATTTTCGCCAGTAATACTTCTAATGCAGCTATTTTCTCTACGGCAGTTTGATATTCTATTGCAGTCTGTAATTGTTCTTTTGCTTTTTCAATGCTATCATCTAATGCAGGTAATTTTTCTTGTTCTTTTTTAATCAGTTCTTCAAGAACTTTTTTATTTTCTACATATGTTTGTCCTAATTGTAATCTATCTAGCTCTTCCATATTTAGAAGAGTATTCAAAGATTCTTGCAATTTTGCTATTTTTTCTAACTGATCTCCTCTTGCTTTTTCGGTTTCTTCTATTCGACTATTTGCACTATCTAAATCTCTAATAATCTCTGTTTCTTCCATTCTTTTTTTATTTAATTTTGCTTGAGATAATTCTAATTTAGTTGTATCTCTTCCCATCTCTTGCAACTGACGAATAGTTGTTTCAAAAGGAGTTTCCATTTGTCTTTTGAAAAAATCTGCTAGACTAGAAAAACCATCGGTTAAACCTTTTACAATATTTCTAAAATTAATTAAATCACCAAAAGCTGCTGACATTCTTGTAAATGCGTCAGCCATATTAGACAGCATACCAGACATTGATTTAGCAAGTTTATCAGTAGCTCCAGCAATTCCTGCTGCTGGATCAAGTAAAGTTTTTTCTAATGCTTTTCTAAATTCTGGTAAAGTTAGTTTAGATAAATCTTGAATACCTTGTGTATCACGAATAAGCTGTAAAATACCTCTTTCTCTAAGAATATCTGCTGCACCTGCACCACCTGCGAATGCACGTCCTAATGCTTGTGCTGCTTCAGTAGCACTTACTCCCATAAATGCAGCTAAGTCAGCAGTAGGTTTAATCATTGCTTCTGCATTTGTACCAAATGCTTTTAATGATGCTCCAGCTTCAACAACATCTGTTAAAGTAAATGGAGTTGTTGCTGCAACTTGATTAAATCTTCTAAATGCTTTTTCTCCTGCTTCAACAGATCCAAACATAGAATTTAATCGAACTTTAACTGCTTCAAATTCTATTGAAGTTTTTATAGCATTTTTAAATCCAGCTATCATTGCACCAAAAGCAAATGTAAATAATAGTATTTGGTTTCTTATAACACCAACTGTTCTTGTTAAACCTCTAGTAGCAAGACGCATTCTATTAACTGCACTAGTGCTTTTATCTTGTGAATTTGCTAATTGTTTATTTTTTTCTACTAATAGTCTTATTTGTTCTCTTAATTTTGCTATTTGAGTACTTTGTTTTAACATCGCCATACGATGTTTTTCTTCAGACATAACTAATCTTTTATTCTGAGCAATACTTGCATTGCTTTCTTTATTTAATTTTTGTTGAGCTGATGCTAAATCTCTTTGTGCTTTAGCAATACCTTCTATTGCTCGTCTAAGATCTTTAGCTCCAGGAGAAGAAAATCTTAATTCTATGTTAAATATTCTAGCCATTTTGTGTCTTTTTCATTTGCTTTGATTGTATATAATTTAACATTTTTTCTATAATATTACACTTATCAATCCATTTTTTTGGTTGATTTCCGTATGATCCTGGATAAGGCACAACATTCATCTTTTGACAATACAAATATCGTTGTATATCTCTCTGATGTTTTTTATCTAAGAAGTGATTTTGACAAGCAAAAAATGGTATGTGAGATTGAATAGTTTCGTGTAAACTAAACTTCTTTTCTGAACGATTGTTATGTTCTTCTAATTCTTTTTTTAATAAATCAATAACGTGCCAAACATCGTCCATAGATGTAAAGGTGTGAACGCTGGTATTATTCTTGAGAGGTAATTTAGCTTTATAAGGAAAGGTAGAATATTTGCAACCCTCACACCAATCATCTATTAAAATATTTAATTCAAGTGAGAGGGAATCTATTCCCCCAAGCTATTATATTCCTGAATAGCTAGTTGTAATTCTACTCTATCATTGATAGAAAGAGATTTAATAAATTTATCATCTGCTTTTTCTACACCATTTCTAATCCAAAGTGTACTTAATGCAAATTGGTTTTTAATAACAGATTGTCCATTTACTTCTTCAAATTGTACAGAATCCATACATTGATCGTAAGCGTCAACAGACATTTCTATAAGTGTAGCTTTCTTGCCACTCTTGAGTGTGATTTTCTTAGACATTATTTATCCTCTTGTTTGATTAGTTGGTAGCTTTGATTGAAAAGAAACTATTAGTTCCAGTAGCATCTGCCATACCTTTTTGTGAAATACTTAAGAACATTGCTTCTTCTTCTGAAAAACTAACATCAGTTAATAAGGTATTATTAATATCAATTCCTATGGTGCTTGTACCTTGTAAATCAATATCTACGTGTCCAGAAGAGTCACCAATAGATTGTGTTTCAAATGATTCTACTAATCCTTGTGTATTTCCATCGTATTTAACAACAGAATCGCAAGTGACAATTACTTCAGGTAATGCTCTTTGCAATACTTCGTAATTACCAGTAGAATCAAATCCCATAAACTGAGCGTCATTTTCGATTGTTAGACTGAATGATTTTAATACACAATCAGCAACACCTGCTACTTTAGTTGTAGTAAAATCAGTCATAAAATAATTATTGTTAAAGTGAGCTGTTCCACCAGAAAATGTTGGAGAAGAAGCAGATAAATCTGGAACCATACCAGTTTTAAATGTTCCTGAGAATTTTATTCTACCAGACTCTTCACCAATATCTCCATTAATTGTTAATGAAGTTAAAACACAACCTTTGAATATCATTGAATATCCAGAAGCTGGATTATCAATAGCAACAGTTAATGTTTTGTTTGCATAAGTTGTTGAAGATTCAGTTCCGTCTAAGGCAATAGAAGCTGGTTCATAATTATTTAGAATTTCATATAGATCATCATTATCTGGAACAGAAGCATCAGAAGTGTCTTGAGTGATATTTTGTAACAAAATAGGTAAAATAGTGCTATCTGCTATTCCAGAAAAACTAATTTCTTTTACAGTAACTTTGTTAGTTGTAAAGGTATCAACTTGTTTTAAAGTTCTACCAGTTCCGTGTCTTACGTCGGTTACTTGTGTTGGATTCAATGATGGTAATTCGATTGAATCAATATTAACTAAGCTCATTGAAGCTGTTACTGCTGTACCAGCAACTGATTCTGCAATAATAGCTAGTTGAAAATCTTTTGGTGAATATGCTGTTGAACTAATAGCCATTTTACTTTACCTCTTCTTTTTTAATTTTAATTTTTGGTTTTACTTCCTCTAAATAATCTTCTGCTAATTCTGGCAATTTATCTAATTCTACCTTATTCCCAGCATTTAAACTATACCAATCCTCAGTTTCTAAACCTAAGAAACTAGGTTGTCTTGGCATTAATTTGTCTTTTAATTTGTATATTTTAGCCATAATTAACTCCTTACAATATAAAAAGAACCATCGGAAAGAACAAAGAAATTATTATTCGATGTTACAAATCTTACAAAGCGTTCGTGAACCTCTTCATATAGGACTGGAACGGTAATTCTTGAGATGTAAACATTTGGAATATCGGTGTCAATATTGTGATCTATGGTTGGCATTCCTGCGTAAAAATAAGGAATATCTCCACCATTAGAATTATTAAACAATACGGTTTCAATACGACTGACATCTTTGTACATTTCGTCTAAAGCTCTTTCTCCGTTGTGATATGTTTTAATGACGTAATCCATCTCTAACTCATAAAGATTAAGATATGATTTCGTGCGTTTTTCTTGTAATGTTTGTGCGATTGGATAAATGCGTAATGATTTTGTTCCAATATCTTTGTGTTGGTTATCAAAATAAATTGGCAATGCTCCTTTAAACTCTGTGCGTAGTTTATCACGCAATGGAGTCATTATCTTCTCGTAGGTAATATTGTTGTAAGCAATAGCCATTATCGTACATTCCTTACTGTCATATCAAAGGTTGCTTTGCGATAACCATTAAACTCATTATCATCTTGATAAGTAATTTCATTAATAGAAATATTGAATAGTGGATCAATATCTAATAAAGAATAAAATGCTTCTTCCAGACGAGAAACGGTGCTAAAAAATTTCTTAATAGTGACTTCGTTTCTTTTTCTGTCTAATACAAATAATTCTAAAGTTAAGTTATAATCGTTAGGAAGTAATTGATACATTGTATTCTCTGGTTCAGAATTATTTCCTTTTAGAATACAGAATTGACTTCCTCTGTGTTGAAAATCTCTGGAACGAAATACAGGCAATGAAGTTAAAAATTCATTTTTAATTCCTGTTTGAATAGTTTCTTCTACTTGAGTTTTCCAAGCATTAGTAGATGCGACTGCCATTCTTACCTCGATAGAATTGTTTGAAATCTTTACGAGTCATTTTAACAGAACGCATAGAAGGATTGTCTACTTCTTCAAATAATCCAGATACTTCTACTTCCCACTCATCATTTAAAGTTGCAGTAGATGCATCAGATGAACCCTGAAATCTTACTTGTAAACCACCTACTAATTCTTGATAATCACCATTGATGATTTCATCTTGTAATACAATATTGTTTTTTAAACCATCGGTATCTTTTGCATAGACGCTATAAGTAGCAGTTCCGATTGCACCACCAGTAGTTACAATCACTTTTAATCTATCATAACTTCCGTAGTAATGTCCTCTAGTGTCAACAATATTAAGACTTCCAGACACAGAGATTTTACGAACTATTCCTTTAGAAGCATCTCCAGTATTTTGGAAAGCTAATTTTGCACGTCCTGAGTTTAAATCCTCAATGTGCATTGTAGCTTCTTCAAAGAGTGCT